GATTTCGCGCTGTCCGCAATGAGTACTACCACGCGGGCGAAAACGCGCGCATGTGACGGAAGTCATATGACCCATTCGTGTTGTTACTTTCGTAACACGCCATCGTTTGCACACTTCTTGCTTTCCTGTCCTAAATATGCTAGGCGATGTGGTGGAGGTACACTACATGGCATGCGGTGGACGGAAGCGGAAGAAGGGGCGAAAGGGCCGTTGACGTTCTGTTACTGTAGGTCTTGACGCTATGGCTGGCGGACCAAAAAAGGGCGAGCGGCGCGGCGGGCGAGAACCCGGAGCTCCGAACAAAATCACAAGCGAAGTTCGCCAAGCGCTTTCGCTCGTTTACCAAGGCAAAGTAGAGCAGCTTTCGAAGTGGATTCAAGAGACCGCGGATGGTTTCGACGCCATTCACTTCCTGTCGGATGGCACAGAGTGTCATTACCTCGAGCGCAATCCCAGTAAAGCGGCCGAACTCATGGTTCGGATTGCCGAGTATTTCGTTCCCAAGCTCGCAGCGACGCAACTGACCGGTCAAGACGGCGAGAAACTAGCCGTCACCGTGAACATCTCTGGAGTGCGTGAGAAGGAGCAGGCCCCGAATGACTCAGAGCAATCTAGCGCTAGAGAGAGCTAACACCTCTCTACGCGAGGAGAACGAGCGGCTTCGCACCGCGCTGGCGGAGACGACCCTGCAACTCGCCCAGACGCTCGAGGAGCTCAAGATCTGTGCCCTGCCGTTGTTTCGGCAATGGCGTTTGCGCCGGCTCCTGAGGCGCCGCGCGAAGGCGCTGGAGACGCTCAAGGAGGGGATGCCTACTCCGGCCGAGCCCCCACGAATTGAACGCGCGCCGCTGATCGTCGTCCCGAGGTGACATGCCCGATCTGGCCGTCAACTACGAGGCCTCACCGACGATCGGTCGGTTCCTCGGGTCGAACGCGCGGTTTCGGGCACTAATTGGGCCGTTCGGTTCGGGCAAATCGAGCGGCTGCGTCATGGAGCTGCTTAGGAGAGCGAGCGAGCAGAAGCCGGGCAGGGACGGCAAGCGGCGCACGCGGTGGGGAGTGATTCGGAATACGTACCCGCAGTTGAGGGACACGACCCGGAAGACGTTTGAGCAGTGGGTGCCGGCCGAGCTTGGGACGTGGCATGAGCAGGCCTTTCGCTTCGACATGGCGTTCGGTGATGTTCGGGCCGAGGTGCTGTTTCGCGCGCTTGACCGGCCAGGCGACATCAAGAATCTGCTCTCTCTTGAGCTCACGGGCGCTTGGGTCAACGAAGGGCGCGAGGTGCCGAAGGCCATCTTTGATGCGCTCGAGGGCCGCGTCGGGCGCTATCCCGCTCGTGTAGACGGAGGCTGCACATGGGCGGGTGTGTTCACGGACAGCAACCCGTGGGCTAAGCCGCATTGGGGATACAGGCTCTTCTCTCTCCACGAGGTGCTTGGGAGCGACGGCAAGGCGTTCAAGCTCCCTCGAGAACATTGGGCGCACTACGAGTTGTTTGAGCAGCCGAGCGGGCGCAGTCCGGAAGCGGAGAATCTGGAGAACCTCGAGCCGGGCTACTACGACCGGCTCCTGATCGGCAAGGATTCCGACTGGGTCAAGAGCTACGTCGACGGCGGGTATCCAGACGCGGACGAGGGAAGCATCTGGGGTCCCGTGCTCGAGGCGCTTGCGGCTCGCGGTGGACTCGAGGAGTTCGAGCACCCGGTCGATGGCGTGTTCACCTCGTGGGATCTGGGTATCAGTGACGCAACGGCGATTTGGTTCTGGCGCATCGGAGCGAACCGCACAATCGACGTGATCGACTACTACGAGGAGCACGGACAGCCGCTGAGCCATTTCGTTGATGTTCTCGCGTCCAAGGGCTACGAGTACGCGAAGCACTGGATTCCGCATGACGCACGCGCTAGGACGCTCCTCACGGGGTCGACCGTCCAGGAAGGGCTGATTAAGGAGTACGGCGCTGCGCATGTGAAGGTGACGCCGTCTGTGTCGCTCATGGATGGCATCCAGGCTGGCCGGTGGCTCCTCGAGCAACCGACGCGCATCCACCCACGCTGTTCGCCTGGGGTTGAGGCGCTCCGTTCGTATCACCGCTGCTGGGACGACGTGGCGAAGGTCTACGACCGCACACCAGAACACGATTGGAGTTCGCACGGAGCGGACGCCTGGCGATATCTGGCGATCGTGGCGCGGGCGACGGAGCTCCTGACCCGTGAGCGTGTGCAGCCGGACCCTGAGGCGGGATCTGTGCTGCGTTCGAAGGGGATCACGCGGCGCATCGTCATCGAGCGGCCGACGCTTGACCAACTATTGAAGGATCGGGATCGAGAGAGGAGAAGGATTTGAGATGGAATTGAACGCCGGCCAAAAGATTGAGACCGAAGATGAGTACGCAGACACCCCGCGCGGTTGGGCGCAGCGCTGGACGGTCGAGTTTTCGGCGGCCAAGAAGTATGTCACCGATTGGCATGAGGAGGCAAAGCGCTCGATTGCTGTGTTCCTGAAGGAGAAGGACACCGGCAAAATGGGCGAGAAGACGCACCTCAACTTGTACTACGCGAACATCAACACGCTCGACGCGCTCCTGTACGGCGCCCCTCCGGCGGCACAGGTCAAGCGCCGTTTCGCGGATGCGAACGATGATGTAGCGCGTGTGGCGGGAGAGATGGCAGAACGCCTGCTCAATACGGACATCGAACGCGAGGATGACGGATACACTACTGCGCTCGGATTGTGCCTCCAGGATCGCTTGCTTGCCTCGTGGGGCTTCGCGCGGTGTCGCTATGTAGCTGAGTTCGAGACGCAGGTGACTCCGGCAATTCCTGGACCGCCCGATCCTGTGACGGGAGAGCCGACAGAATTGGCGCCAGAGGTGACCAAGGAGGTAAAGACATTTGAGGATGTGGAGATCGACCACGTTAATTGGGACGATCAGCTTTGGAGCCCGTGCCGTCGATTCCATGACCTCCGATGGTGGGCACACCGGGCGTACATGGTTCGGGATGCGCTTGTGGAGCGGTTCGGGGAGGACATCGGCGGGAAGGTGCCGCTGAACGCGAAGGGTGACGACAAAGAGGACGGCTCCGCTCCACCGAGTCCATGGAATCGCGCAGAGGTGTGGGAGATTTGGGACAAGGAGCACAAGAAGGTATGGTGGTTCGTTGAGGGATTTGATCAAATCCTCGATTCGAAGGACGATCCCCTTCAGCTCCCAGGTTTCTGGCCCTTTCCGCAACCGTTGGCCGGCAACCTCACGAGCAAGCAATTCGTGCCAAAGACCGACTACGAGATTGCACGCGAAATGTACGAGGATTGCAACATCCTTGCGCGCCGAATCGCCAACTTGGAGGATAGTATCAAGGTTTCGGGCGCGTACGACCAATCGTGCGGGGAATTGCAGAGCATGGTTGAGGGTGGCGGCGAGAACAAAATGATTCCGGTCGAGAATTGGGCTGCGTTTTCTGAGCGCGGAGGGGTAGCAGGTGCCATATCGTGGCTCCCCCTCGATCAGATCGTCGCCGCAATCGACAAGCTCTCTCAGAAGTTATCCGAGAAGATGAACCTGCTCTATCAGGTGACCGGCATGAGCGACATCATGCGGGGCGCGGCGCAAGCGGGGGCCACGGCGACCGAGGAGGTTATCAAGGCGCGGTTCGCAGGCGTGCGGGTCCAGTCGTTTCAGCAGCGGTTCGCGAAATTCGCGGGAGATATGCAGCGGATCAAGTACCAGATCATCTGCAACCTTTTTGACCCTGAGACGATCATCAAACGGAGCAACATCCAGGCGACTCCGGACGCTCCATTGGCGATGCAGGCCGTTCAATTCCTGAAAGAGAAGGGAAACGAGTACCGGATCACAGTCGATCCCGACTCGGTATCGCTCGCCGATATGACGGCGCTCACTCAGGAGCGAACCGAGTACGCGAAGATGCTGGGCGGGACCCTTCAGGCCCTCCAACCGGTCGCCCAAGCCGTTCCGGGAGGCATCAAGCTCGTTCTCGAGGTGCTGAAGTGGGTGAGCGCGAGCCTCAAGGGGTCGAGCGGGATCGAGGGCGCGTTCGACAAGGCGCTCGCCGAAGCGGAGAAGGCGCAACAGCAAGCGCAGCAACAGGGACCGAAGCCTGACCCTCGCATGCAGGTCGAGAAAATGAAGCTCGACGCCGGGATGGCGAAGACGAAGCTGGAGATCCAGGGCGATCTAGCACTTGAACAGAAGAAGACTGAGGGGAAGGTAATCGAGCAGCGAGCTCAAGCGGCATTCGCTCCGAGGCTTCCGCCGCCACCTCTTCCGGGGCCGGGAGGTATGCCATGAGAGGCACAGCCGCAGGTGAACCCGTAGTGTCGCAGGCGAATACGGCCGACTTTGAGGCGGGATACGAGCGCGCCTTCGGGGATCGGCCGGCCGAGCGGGGCCGGTGGATCTACGTCGAGGGCCAAGGGCTCGTTCCGGCTGATCAGTACTCGGAACCGGTCGAAGATGGCCGAGTCATGGTGGTTGGTGATTCGCACTATGAAGGCGCTGTGGCCCCTGACGGCACGCCGATCGACACCCGGCGCCGTCACCGTGAGTACTTGAAGCGGACCGGGCTGGCGCTCGCGGGCGACTTCTCGGATGACTTCCGTCAGAAGGTCCGGGCGACCGAAGAGCGAGAGGCAGCCAAAGAGATCCGGGAGACGGTCGGCCGAACCTGGTACGAGAAAGAGAAAAGGAGATAGGTCATGGGAGTGATGTCGACGATTGAGGCCATTCTGAAGGCGATCAAGAGCCGTGGGGAGCCGGAAGAGGTCGAGGCTGACAAGGATGTCGCCGAGGAGATCAACAAGGCGCTTCCCGAGTCGGTATCGGGACGCGAAGGGTTGATGGCGTACCGGAAGCGGCAACGGATGATGGATGAAAACTGGGAAAAGGGCCAGTAAGGAGCAGACATGAACGACGTGGGAGCAGAGAGCAGCGTTCGAGACGACGTGATGGCGGCGATGGAAGGTCCGGCAGATACGGGGTCGGATTCGGGTTCGTCGGCGGAGGTTGCATCGTCGAGCGAGGTTGCCGCGCCAGCGGTCGAGACCCCCAAGGCGGTGTCAGGTCGCGACACCAAGGGCCGGTTTGCGCCCGGCCGAGCGCCGCCAGTGCCGATCGGCAGTACACCGTTCAACCTCGGGAAGGGAACTCCCGTCGCCAAGCCGGAAGCGCAAGGCGTCCCGGAAGAGAAGTCGTCAGAGAAGGCTACGCCTACCGTGACGGCAACCCTGAAGGCCCCCGCGTCATGGAAGCCGGCCGCTCGAGAGAAGTGGGCCGCGTTGCCTCCCGAGGTCCAGCAAGAGACCCTACGGCGCGAGCACGAAATGAGCCGGACCCTCTCTGAGACGGCCGAGGCCAGAAAGGGATATGCCGCGTTTCAGAGAGTGGTCCAGCCCTTCGAGTCAATGATCCGGGCCGAGGGAGCCCAGCCGCTACAGGCCGTAGAGAGTCTGCTCCGGGAATCGGTCATCATGAGGCAAGGATCGCCTCTTCAGCGGGCCCAGATCGTCGCCCGGACGATTCGGCAGTGGGGTGTACCTGTCGAAGCTGTGGCGGCGGCGCTAGATGGCCAGCCGATGCCTCAAGTTGGCGGTGGCCATCCCGTGAACGTCGAAGAGATGGTAGACCGGGCGCTCAAGGCGCGGGTCGCGCAGGCCGAGGAATACCAGAATCGGAAACTGATCACGAAGGCCACCACCACGATCGACAAATTCGCAGGCGATCACGAGTTCTTCGACGACGTGTCTGAGGATTTCCAGCTCGTTCTTGAGGCGATGGGGCGACGAAACCCGGAACTTGAACCGGACCTCGAAGAGGTGTATGCTCGTGCTGTCGCCATGAACCCTGTGGTTGCTCAGATCGTGGCACAGAGGCAAGCAGCAAAAGCCCAAGCGACCGGAGGAACGGCCACGCAGCGGGCGAGGGTAGCAGCGTCAAGCGTGCGGTCCACTCCGGCCGGCAACACGCACACCGGGGAACCAAAGTCCATCAGAGACGAGGTTGCGGCACTGTACGCGCAGCACGAAACATAGCAGACGGACGGAGCTCGAAGCGAGCCCACCTCCAGGAAGCCCAGATCGGCGGGGCGTGAAGCGAGCGACATTGGGTTGCCCACGCGCAAAGAGCCGAAAGGACTACTTGCGAGGTGACCTATGGCAGTGCCGAACGTCGGCGAGATCGTGGCAACCACGATCGCCAACCGCAGTCGCAAGATTGCGGACAACGTAACGAAGAACAGCGCATTGCTCACGCGCTTGAGTGAGCGGGATAACATCCGAACGGTGGACGGCGGAACATCGATCACTGAGGAACTCTCATTCGCTGAGAACGGAACGTTCCAGTGGTACTCTGGATACGACAAGCTCGACATCTCTCCCTCTGAAGTGCTCGACTACTCGGAGTTTGCCTGGAAGCAGGCGGCCGTCGCGGTGCCGATTTCCGGTCTCGATGAGCTCCGGAACTCCGGCAAGGAGAAGATGATCGACCTCATCGCCTCGCGCGTGAAGAACGCCGAAGACACGATGAAAAACAACATGTCGACCGGTCTGTACTCGGATGGAACCGGCACAGGCGGGAAGCAGATCACCGGCCTTGCAGCGGCGGTTCCGGTCACTCCCACGAGCGGCACCTATGGCGGAATCAACCGGGCGACTTGGAGTTTCTGGCAGTCGATCGTTTCCAACCCCACGGCACCTACTCTCTCGACGGTCCAGGGCCTCATGAATGCGGTCTATCTCCAGCTCGTCAACGG